CCGACTCGCCGGATGTCGTGCACGACCTGCCGGGCATCCACGCCGAGAGCAAGCGCACCGAGCGGCTGCGGATCTACGAGGCGCTCGAGCAGGCCACGGAAGAGGCGAGGGCGGGCGACATCCCGGCCGTGTTTCACCGCGCCAACAACAAGCCCTGGATCACGATCCTGCCAGCCGCCGACTTCATTGCGCTGGTCAAGGCAGCCACGGCCGCCAGCACCGCCGACGGCTCTAACCACCAGCGGCTACGAGAGGAGCACGCTAATGGCTAAGCAGACCATTACCCGAAATCCGTCCGCGCGTCAGGACATCAACTACGAAGCCTGGGCCAAGAACATGATCACGTTCATTCGTGAGCGTGGCCTGGAGCAAGACTTCAAGTTCTGGAGCGGCGGCTTCCCGTGCCCTGTGGAGTCCAGCGGGCTCAATCTGCTGGAGACGTTGAAGCGCTGGCAGTCGCGCGGCTGTCCCGACTGCTCTGGCGACTGCGGCTCGGCAAATCCTCCAGTAGTTGGCTGCATCATGCGCGATACTGCCGCCGCCATCGCTAAGGCTGAGGGCCGCTGATGCGGGACTACGGGGTCGTCCGCACCCGCTTCTGGGACTGGGCCAAGCGCAAAAAGCTGTCGCCCGAGGCCAAGGAAATGGCCCTCTACCTGCTGACGTGCCCGCACGCCAACTCGCTGGGCTGTTTCCGGCTGCCGATTGCCTACGTGTGTGACGACCTGGGAAAGACCGCGGAGGAGGCGAGCGACGCACTGGCGACCCTGGACGTGATCGGCTTCCTGCGTCGAGACGCCGAATCGGGCTGGACATGGATTCCCGGCTACCTCGAGCACAACCCCATTCCGAACGGGAAGGTAGGCAAGGCCGCGGGCAAGATGCTCGAGCATGTGCCGGGATCGCTGGCCTTCTATGCCGACCTGCTGGCCAGCCTGCACGGCGTAATGCACTTCCCGCCAGACCTAATAGACGAACTCAGGAAACGGTATCTCGTAACCCAGGATACCGTATCACCACAGTCAGGAACCCACACTCCTACTCAGACTCCTACTCACGACCCTACTCCTACTCACGACCACACTAGCGAACGCGCTGACGCGCTTGAGGCGGACTCGGACGAAGCCTATCGGCTGTTCCTTGAGGCGGCCAAGGCGAACGGATGGCCTGAGCCGCGCAAGCTGGACCCGGACCGGAAGCGAAAGCTCAAGGCGCGCCTTGCCGAGCATGAGCTGGAGGGCTGGAAGGCCATGCTCGAGCGGGCCGCGCGATCGGAGTTCCTGAAGACCGAGTTCCGATTGTCGCTCGACTGGGTGCTCGAGCCTCGCAACTTCCGCAAGGTCTTGGACGGCAACTACGACCCGAAGAAGCCGGTTGGCGCCCCGCGCATGCAGACCATGGCGGCATCGGATGACAACTGGTCGGGCCGGATGAAGGGCTGGCGCGAGTCCAGCTTCTGGATGCCGACGTGGGGCCCTGAGCCCGGCCAGCCTGGATGCTTCGTGCCGAAGGAGTTCCTGCAGTGAAGATCTCCCCGCGCACGGCCGCTCTGGCGAACCTGAACCACTGGAGAGCAGGGCAGGGCGCCCGCATCAAGGCCAACCGGCCGCCAGAGGTCTATCGGGCCTGCGAGCATGTGGCCCTGCAATATGCCGCCGTCCGTGATCCGCTCGAGCTGACCGCCGACGAACTGGCGATCTGCGTCAAGTCCGCCATCAGCCAGGAACGCCACAAGCTCCATGGCCCGCTCGGCCGGATCACCGCCGACGAATGGTGGGAGCAGATCGACGCCATCGCCAAGCGCTGGGGCATCAAGACAACACGCGATCAGTGGGAGCGCTCGACCAAGACCGAAGCGAAGAAGGAAGCAGCATGAAAGACGGCAATTGGTGGTCGCTCGACGCGGCCAAGATCAACCACCTGCAGCAGGACTCGATTGTGGCGCTCGTGAAGCGCTGCAAGGCCGCGCACTTCGTGAACGTGCATGTGCGGATCAACGGCAAGTGGGAAGTCTACGAGGCCGACTGGATCAAGCATCTGCAGCCTCGGCCGCGCCCGATCCTGGCGGCATGGCGTGAGGCCCTGTGGTGGTTCAAGCGGCTGCGCTGGCGCATTCAGGACGCGCGTTGGCGGCGCAATCCCTTACCACAAACCGCAGCACCAGATGCAGGGATGGAGCGAGCTCACAGCGAGCCACCCCAATCCTCACTCCCCCAAGGAGGCTGAGCAGTGATGCGGGATGATTTGAGGGGGCTACGCGGTCGCTTCGCTCCCTACCGCACCTACCGAGCCTGAAACGAAAGGACGTACTGCACAATGAGCGCCAGCAGCAAGCCAGCAACCATCACTAACCCGGCCGGAGCAGCGGTCGAACGCTTCTATCGCAAGCACGGCAGACTGCCGACCGAACCCGGCGACGCGGACCCGGATGCTGTCCTGCAGCGACAGGCCGAGTTCGTCTACGACGGCGCGCGACTGGCTGCCATCGCAGCCAAGGCGCCTGTCATCCCCGTGCCGTGGGCCGAGCGAGAAGGTCCGTTCCAGGCGCAATTCCTGAAGGTGATCGAGCGCCAGATGGGGCCGGATCGTTCATCGTCGCCGGAAGAACTGCACGGCAGTTGGATGCAGGCGTACTACGCAATGGGGTGGGTCTACGGCGAGACGTACAGCCGCGAGAACAAGACCCATCCCGACCTCGTGCCCTACGCCAAGCTCGGCCAACTGGAGCGAGACAAGGACGCGGTGTTTGTCGCCCTATGCGAGATCGCGCGGCAATGGATTTACGATCTGTGACAGCGCCCGCAAGCCCCGATGACGACGTGACGGTTATCCACGTCTGCGCTGGGCCACCTGCCTGCCTGCTGGAAGGGGACGATGCGGTCGCGGCCATGCAAGCTGGCTGCGTCTGGTGTCGCCGGATCACCATCGACGCGGACGGGAACGAAGCCGTCACCGAGCCGGGGCACGCATGATGTTGGCAAGCCTCGTGGCACACCGCCAGCAAGGGAACACCCGTGGTGCGGAGCGCAGCCTAGGAACGACGGCGAGCGAGCCACTTCACCTCAATCCCATCTCCCCCACCCCAAGGAGAGAGCATCGTGAATCTCTCTGACGCCCAACGCTTGAAGGCGTGGTCGACCAGACGGATGCGCTACGGCCAGTCAGGCCACTGCAAGATCCGTGTTTCACGCCTGCGCCAAAAGCCAAAGCTCCTGAGAGCACAAGGGAAAGTGGCGATTGTTTCTCGTGAAATCCCGGAAGCGCGATGAGCCACGACGCCGAGACCATCATGAACGACTCAGGCCAGAGCGCGAATAGCCGCCTTTGCGATATCGTCCGGGCCGGCGTCCTTGGGAAGAGAAGCCATGGCTTTGGCGACCTTCTCGCGCTGGATCTTCGCGTAGTCGACCCCTTCGTCATCCGCCTCCCCTGTGTAGGGGTTGGGATCGACGTAGCGGGGGTTCGGCAGGTCATTGGGGCGCATGGGCGAGCCTCCGTAGAAACCGGAAGCCTAGCACAACCGCACGGCTCACGACCATCACAACCGCAAGAACGAACAGCCCCAGGGACGCAATGGCAATCACCAGCAGTTCAAACAGGTTGTTTTCCTCGGGAGGCGTCATGCCCCATCCTATTCCGAATCGAGGACCGGGCGTGAGAGCGAAACGGCCCCCGATCACCCCCCGATCGCTGCGGCCGTTCGCGACCCTGGATGCGGTCCTGCTGACCATGATCGAGGCCCACGTCGGCAAGCCATGCCCAACCCGCCGTGAGGTCCGCGAATGGACGGGCATGCCCCGCCGAAAAGTATGGCCCTACCTGGAGGGCATGCGGGACAGGGGCTTGATCGATCTGGAGGTCATCGAGTCCAAGCCGGCGGGCAAGGACCCCAAGCGGCGGCGGATGCGCAAGGCTGGCGGTGAATGGACCTTGTGGACGGCGAGGCCCGGCCGGACGGCATGTGCTACAGTGCAGACGGAGGTGGCGACGTGACGGACTCGACCGAGCGCCTGCGAAGGATGACGGCAGCGCTGAAGGCTCACGTTTGGCCTAACACCGATGCCCGGATTGAGCAGGCCGCGCTCGACGCCATCGCGGCAATCGCGGCCATCGAGGCGGCGGGTCAGAACGGTTCTGATAGCGCCGAGCGCTCTCCCGCCAATGGCTGGAGGGATATCACCACCGCTCCTTTGACGGGAGAGGTTGTTGACCTGTGGTGCCGCCGCTCATGGGAGCCGCCCGTTAGATTCGAGCGCTCGACCGACATGTACTGGTGCACGACGCATCGTTGTTGGCGCAAGCGCGGCCACGAGCATTACGTCGATCACTTCTGGACCGTGCCGCCATTCAGCGACCCGCTGCGTCGCCATCTCATTCCGACGCACTGGCGTCCCCTGGTGTGGGGACCGAACGGCGAGCCGGCGTGATCGACCGGAAGTAGAAGCCAAATAGCAGCCTGAAAAGCGACCTGCCGTATCCTTGCGCCATAAGCGCGAGGCCTATGCTTGCCTGATGACAAGCCTACTCGGCCGCCCGGACGGCCAACAGCGTACACTGAGGAACTGGCAGAGGTAATTTGCCAGCGCCTTGCTGCGGGGGAGACGCTGCGAGCGATTTGCCGTGACGACGGGATGCCGCCGCACTCGACCGTGCTGGGCTGGACCGTTGATCGCAAAGACTTTTCCGACCAATACGCGCGGGCACGAGAGATCGGCTACCACAACATGGCCGACCAGCTGCTGGAGATTGCTGACGACGGCCGCAACGACAGCCACCGCGATGACGACGGGCATGTCCAGATAGATCATGACGTGATCGCTCGGTCGCGACTGCGCGTCGACACTCGCAAGTGGCTGCTGAGCAAGGCCCTGCCGAAGGTCTACGGCGAGAAGATCGACATCAACGCGAGGGTCGAAGACGTCACCCCAACTTCGCCGCTCGACGACGCGCGGCGCACGGCGTTCCACCTCGAGCAGGCCAGACGGCTGCTCCAGGCGGGCAAAGGCCCCACCCCGGGCAACTCCACCAGCAATGGCAATCCAGCCACATAAAGGGCCTCGGCCCGAATAGCAGGAGCGTAAAATGCGTGCTTTCTCCATCGACGGGCGTCATCTCGGCAAGGGCCCGAACCGCACCGACGGCACCCTCGGCCCCATCATCGCGGCGGGCGGCCTGATCGCGGGCGACCATGGGAGCCAGTTCTGGATGCCGAGCCCCCGGAAGGTGGCTCTCCTCGACGACTTCCTGGGCGACGTCGTGGCCGACCAGTGGAACCTCCTGGAGGGCACTGACAGCTCGACCACGGATGCAGCCATCCTGTCGGGCGGCATCGGCGGCGTGCTGCGTTTCACCACGGGCGACGCCGGCACTGGCCTGGCTGCCGACCTGGTCCAGATGACCCAGACGCTCAATTGGCAGGCCAGCAACGGCGGCCTGGAGATCGAGGCGCGGGTCAAGCTCTCGCGTATCACCACGGCCTATGCCTTCATCGGCTTCACGGATCTTGCGGCCTCGCTCGAGGCGCCGATCGTCTCGGCGGCTTCGGCCGATACCTTCACGACCAACGCGACCGATGCGGTCGGCTGGATGTTCGACACCCGCATGTCGACCGACAACTGGTGGCTGACCGGCGTCGCCAACGACGTCGACGCGACCATGCAGAACGCCGGCACTGCCCCAGTGGCTGACACCTACGAGGTTCTCCGCGTCGAAGTCACCTCGGGCGGCAAGGCCTCGTTCTTCCGTAACGGCGCCCAGGTTGGCACCCTGATGAGCGGCGCGCTGACGGCCGCCACCGATCTGACGCCGACGCTGGCGTTTGGCAACACGTCAGGCACCAGTTCGTTCACGGCCGACGTCGACTACATCTACGTCGCAATGGACCGCGCGGCTGCCGGCGGCGCCACCTGACGTGCAGTCTCAGGCTGAAGTGAAGGCGGGAGGCCTGCTAGGTGATCTCCTAGCGGGCTTTTCCGTGCTTCCACCTGAGACCGTGGAGGAGATCAAGCAGACCGCCCGGAAGAATACCGCCCACATGAAGTGGGTGCCGAATCCGGGCCCGCAGACCGAGGCCTACTTCTGCGAGGCCGACGAGCTGTTCTATGGCGGGCAGGCGGGCGGCGGCAAGTCTGCCCTGATGATCGGCCTGTCGCTGACCTGCCACCAGCGCTCGCTCTTGCTGCGTCGCACCGCCAAGGAGGCCGAAGGTTGGGTCGACGACTACGTGGCGATTCTGGGCGACCGGGAGGGCTTTAACGGCCAACAGAACACATGGCGCCGCGACGGCCGGATCATCGATCTGTCGGGCTGCCAGCTCGAGGACGACAAGCAGAAGTTCAAGGGTCGCCCGCATGACCTGATCGGCTTCGATGAGGTGGCCGACTTCAGCGAGTCGCAATACACGTTCATCATCGGTTGGAACCGCTCGACGGTGCCCGGCCAGCGGTGCCGCGTGGTGGCAGCGGGCAATCCCCCGACCACGCCGGAAGGCCTGTGGGTCCTGAAGCGCTGGGCGGCATGGCTGGACCCCAACCATCCCAATCCGGCCAAGCCCGGCGAGCTGCGCTGGTACACCACGGGTGAGGAGGGTAAGGAGATCGAGGTCGACGGGCCCGGCCCGCACCTGATCGGCGGCGAGGAGATCATCGCGCGCTCGCGCACGTTCATTCCCGCCAAGCTGTCCGACAATCCCGACTTGGCCGCTTCTGGCTATGCGGCGACCTTGGCCGCTCTGCCTGAAGAGCTGCGCGCCGCCTATCGCGACGGCAAGTTCGACAGCGCGCTGAAGGATGGCGCCTATCAATGCATCCCGACAAGCTGGGTCCGCGCCGCACAGGAGCGTTGGAAGCCACGGCCGCCCGACGGCGTGCCGATGTGTTCGATCGGCGTCGACATCGCGCAAGGCGGGCGGGACAACACGGTTCTGGCCGCTCGCCATGACGGCTGGTACGCGCCGCTCGTCGTCGTGCCCGGCAAGGATACACCCGACGGTGCCTCTGTCGCTGGCTTGGTCGTGAGCAAGCGCCGGGACAATGCGACCATCGTGCTCGACATGGGCGGCGGCTATGGCGGCGCGGCCTATGAATGGCTCGACAACAACGGCACCGAGGTCAAGGCCTACAAGGGAGCTGAGGCGGGGCCGGGCCGCACCGCCGAGGGCAAGCTGAAGTTCGCCAACCGCCGCTCTCGTGCCTACTGGCGGTTCCGTGAAGCGCTCGACCCCGGTCAGCCGCAGGGCTCGCCAATTGCCCTACCGCCAGGATCTGAACTGGTCGCCGACCTGACGGCGCCGACGTTCAAGGTCGGGCCCAACGGCATTCAACTCGAGAGCAAGGAATCCCTGACCAAGCGTCTCGGCCGCTCTCCCGATCACGGAGACGCCATCGTCATGGCGTGGGAGGAGGGGCTGAAGAACGAGAACATCAAGGGCGGCTATGCGCGCGGCACGATCCGCAAGCAGCCAGTGGTGATCATGGGCCATCAGGCCGCTCGTCGGCGCACCTCGGCCCCGAGCGGCTCGGCCCCGAGCGAACACGGTTAGGAGACGGACATGGGATCGATGGGTGGCGGAGGCGGCGGTCAGCAGCAGGTGGTCTATCAGACGCCGCCGCCGATTGTATATCAGTCGACCGACCCCTATGCGCCGAACTACAAGCCGCCGTTCGGACTGCAGACCAAGGCCCCAGCCCCGGCCGCGGCGGCTCCGCCCCCGGGAATGCCGGGGGAGACGGAAGAGCAGCGCCGACGGCGTATGGGCCTGATTCTTGGATCATACGACGCCGGCCTCGGTGGAGGTGGCGGCGATGCCGGCGGTGACGGAAGCGGCTCCGCTAGCAGCGGCGCTGGCGATGCTGGCGGGACTGGCGGCGGCGATGGTGGCGGCGGCAGCGGAGCGGCTCCGTGATGGCCGAGATGGCGAAGACGGTGTTCCGGCAGGGCCTGGCGAACGGAACGGTCCAGGGCGACCGGGCCGCGGCGGAGCGATTCGTCGGCGACACACCCACGCAGGCGACGAGTCAGACGCAGTCCAGCAACCCCTATGCCGCCAACTACAAGCCTCCGTTCGGGCCTCAAGGGGGAACTCCGGTAGCGGGCTCGCCCAAGGCTGCCGATGACACAACGGACGCCGAGTCGCTCGATCAACGCCGCCGCCGTGCAGCGCTGATTCTGGGCTCGACCGAAACCGATCAGCTAGGGGAGGGCTGACATGGGTTCGATGTTCGGAGGCGGAGGCGGAGGAGGTTATTCCCCGCCGCCGCAGCAGCCTCCGCCACCTCCACTGGAGAAGCCGCAGGTCATGCCGATCAAAGACGACATGGTCGACCGGCAGAACGCCATCAAGGATATCGCGCGGGCGCGGGCGGGCAAGACGACGCGCGCCAATACCATCATCGGGTCGGACGACTCATTGGGTGACCGATGAGCCAGGAATGCATCCAGCATGTGAAGATGCTGGGCGACAGCCTGTTCAACAAGCGCGGGGCGCTGCTGGCGCTCTGGCAGGATCTTGCCGAGCAGTTCTACCCGGAGCGCGCGGATTTCACCTCGGCCCGCAACCTCGGCGCCGAGATGGCGACCAACCTCATGACGTCGGCCCCGCTGCTGGCCCGGCGCAACCTCGCCAACGCCTTCAGCGCCATGCTGCGCCCATCCTCCAAGGTGTGGGCCAAGGTGCGCAGCCGCAGTGCCGCGAAGACGGACACCGAGGCCAAGCAGTACACGGAGCAACTGACCCGCATCCTGCGCAATGCGCAGTACGACTCGCGAGCGGGGTTCGCGCGGGCGACATCTGAGGCGGACAACGACTTCGCGACGTTCGGGCAGGCGGTGATCGAGGCCTCGCTGTTCCGCCCCGCCGACGGCTCGACGCCCCATCTGCTGCACCGCTGCTGGCATCTGCGCGACGTGGCGTGGATGGAAGACCATATCGGTAAGGTGACGACAGCCTTCCGCAAGTGGGAGCCCGACGCGATCACTCTCTACCGCTACTTCCGCGACAAGGTCCACCCGATCGTCAAGGAGCGGATGGAGAAGCAGCCCTACGACTACAAGGTCAACTGCTGGCATGTCGTGGTCCCGCGCGACCTGTACGAGACCTTCCCGGGGGCCAAGAGCTTCCGGCAGCCCTACGTCTCGATGTACATCGACTGCGACAACATGCACATGCTGGAGTGCGTTGGCAGTTGGGTGAACGGTTACGTCATCCCCCGCTGGCAAACGGTCTCCGGCTCGCAGTACGCCCACAGCCCGGCAACGGTCGCGGCGCTGCCGGATGCCCGCTTGCTGCAGTCTATCACCCTGGTGCTGCTCGAGGCGGGCGAGAAGGCGGTCAACCCGCCCTTGGCCGCCGTGCAGGACGTGATCCGCAGCGACGTCGCCAACTATGCCGGCGGCATCACCTGGCTGGACGCGGACTACGACGAGAAGACCGGCGCCGCCTTGCGCCCCCTGGAGGGCGACCACAAGAACCTCGGCTTCGGTATGGAGCTGGTGAAGGACATCCGCATGCAATTGCAGGAGGCCTTCTTCCTCAACAAGTTGAACCTGCCACCACAGGGCGGCCCGGACATGACGGCCTACGAGGTAGGCCAGCGCGTGCAGGAGTACATCCGCAACGCGCTGCCGCTCTTCGGCCCGATGGAAGCCGAGTACAACGGCCAGCTTTGCGAGGTCGACCTAGAGTTGCTGATGCGGGGTGACGGCACTATTGCGGCCCTGGCGCCTCCGTCAATGCGCGGGCAGGACGTCGAGTTCGAGTTTGAGAGCCCGCTGCGCGAGGCGCTGGACAAAGCCAAGGCCCAGCAGTTCATCGAGGCGGGCCAGCTCATCACCCACGCGATGCAGTTCGACCAGTCGGCCGGCTACATCACGGACTACCAGAAGGCGACACGCGACGTGCTGTCGGCGGTCATGCCGGCGGAGTGGATGCGGACTGAGGACGAGGTCGCGAACATGCAGAAGAACGCGGCGGCGCAGGCCCGGCAGCAGCAGATGCTGGACCTGATGGCGAAGGGGAGCGAGGTCGCCAAGACGTCGAGCGAGGCGCTGGGCAACACGGCGTCGACCTTGGGGCTTTCGGCTGACGCGGGGATGGCTGCTTGACCGAGCGGGAGTTCCGCGACGCCATCGAGGCCGCCGCCGCTGACTATGAGCAGCGTGCCCGGCTGGCCGAGAAGTGCATGCCGGTGCTGATCGAGCGCCGCTGCGACGGCTATCAGCACATGATGCTGGTGCCGCTGGGTACCGCCCTTACACCGCTGCCGGATGGCGACTGGTTCGTGCCGAAGATGCCCCTCTATCGGGAGATTGCATGAAATTCGTGCGGAATACGGCGCTTATGATGGCTACGCAGATCGCCTTCTTCGGTTGGCTATTCGGCTGCGTCTGGCTAGGCCATACGTTCGGCGCGCTCTACGGGGCGCTCGCATTCGGTATTCCGACGTTCATCGGCATCTCTGCCTTGGGCGCGGCTGCCATGGAAGCGGGGGTGCCGTTCGGCGGGATGCCGTATCTGCCGCCGATGCCTCCTGCCATGCCCCCTCCGCCGCCACTGCCGAGCACATGGCTTGATCCCGAGACCAGCGACCTGACGCACCGCGGCGGCCTTCGTGAGAGCGGGCCCGCATGAGCGGTGCCGACGGTCTGACGCTCAAGAAGCTGATGCAGGCGCGAGACATCCTCGACGCCGCCTCGGTGCCTGTGCCGGACATGTACTTCGACCGCCGAACTGGCGAGTGGTTCCGACGCGAGGGAAGCGAGTGGGTTTTGATGCCCGCTCTCGACGTCAACGCCTATTCGCAAGGTGATTGATGGCGCGAGCCAAGCCCCCGACCGCCCCGGAGCCGCTCGTCCTCGGCCAAGACAAGCGTCCGCAGTTCGCCTATCCCCACCGCATTGCAGATGCCGCCGCCGTGCAGGCGATCGCCAACGGCACCGCCACCCCTGACCAGCAAATCCGCGGCATGCGATGGATCATCGAGAAGGGGTGCATGACCTACGACGAGACCTTCCATCCCGAGTCCGACCGCGCCTCGAACTTCATGCAGGGGCGTCGCTTCGTCGGGCTCAAGCTCGTGTTGATGATCAACGCCAGCATCAACGCGCTCAAGAGGCGGGAAGACCCGCACGCAACACTGTCTGAAACAGGAGCATAAGAACTCACATGGCAATCGAACCCCAGGCGGCCCCATCCCAGGCCACCCCGCCTGTCGCGCCTCCCGCTACCCCTCCCGCTTCGATGCCGGCCACGCCGCCGGCCGCCGAGCCCCCCGCGGCTCCTCCGGCTGCAGCCCCCCCTGCCGCAGCACCGCCAGCCGCCACTCCTCCTGCCGCTGCCCCGTCCACGCCACCTGCTGAGCCCGCGGGCGACTTCCCCGCCGACTGGCGCGAGAAGGCTGCCGGCGGTGACGAGAAGAAGCTGGGCATGCTCAAGCGCTATGCCTCGCCGGCTGCAGTGGCCGACGCCCTCGCGCACGCCCGCGATCTGATCGCCAAGGGCCAGACCCGCCAGCCGCTCGCCCCCGACGCGACCCCCGAGCAGATCGCCGAGTACCGCAGGGCCAACAACGTCCCCGAGGCCCCGGACAAGTACGACACGACGCTGCCCGACGGGCTGGTGATCGGCGAGGCCGACAGGCCGATGCTCGACGGCTATCTAGGCTACGCCCACTCCAAGCACCTGCCCAACGAGGTCGTGAAGGCCAATCTCGAATGGTACTTCCAGGAGCAGAACCGCCAGCGCGAGGCGCAGTTCGAGAAGGACGCCTCCACCAAGCAGGAGGTCGTAACCGGCCTGCGCGAGGAGTACGGCCCCGACTACAAGCGCCAGGTCCGCGCGGCTGACGACATGCTCGATGCAGTCGGCCCGGGCTTTAAGGAACAGTTGATGCAGGCCCGCATGCCTGACGGCACGCTGGTCGGCGCTAACCCGACAGCAGTGCGGTTCTTCATCAACACGGCGTTGCAGATCAACCCGTTCGCCACGGTCACGCCAATGGGCGGCGGTGGCGCTCAGGCGACCGCTGAGGCCGAACTTGCCCAGCTCCAGAAGGAGATGGGCGACCGCGACGGGCCCTATTGGAAGGGCCCGCTGGCGGCCAGCAAGCAGGCTCGAGCGCTTGAACTCAATCAGATGTTCGAGCGGAACAAGGCGAGGAAGTGAGCCGTCCCAGCGGATGGTATTGGGTGAAGCGGGCGCCGGAAGAAGGCTGGCAGCCCGCTCACTGGGGCCCATGCATCTATTATCCCGGGGAATGGCGCTGGCGGCTCGCGACGTATCTGGAGATTCATCGCGGCCGGCTGCACAGGGTAGGGCCGCGCATTGATCCTCCAGCTTGACCCGATCCTGCCGGTCACGATCACGGCGAAGAACCTGCCCGCCGGCGTCAAGAGCAAGTCACGCCGCGGCTGGTGCTACGCATGGCAGAGCGTCGGGATTGACGGCCATCGCCTCTGGGTGGTGGCGCTGGATGATACGGGCGAGGTGGTCGACGTGCCGCAAACCGAGATCGCCGTGGACATGAACTGGAGCATTGGAAGGCGCAAGAAATAGAAGCCAAAGTTTGAGCCGTTCAACGGCCCGCATATCATCATTGCACGATCCTGCTAGGCCCCGGTCCGCCTAGCCGGCGCCCTCGCAAGAGGGCCACCCCGGCGAATGCTGAGTCTGGCTACCCCGACGCGGAGAGGTTCTCACCTTTTCATCGGAGTAGTTCCATGGCCGACACGGCCTTCCAAACCAGATACCGACAGGAGTTCATCTCCGGTTTCGAGCAGCGCCAGTCGCTCGTTCGCAACACCGTCACCACCGAGGCCGACATCAACGGCAATGCCGCGGTCTTCCTGGTGGCCGATTCCGGCTCCGCCTCCGCTGTCACCCGCGGCGTCAACGGCCTGATCCCCTATCGCGCCGACAACCTCACGCAGAACACCGCGACCCTGGTCGAGTGGCATGACGGCGTCCGCCGCACCAAGTTCAACCTGTGGGCTTCGCAGGGCGACGGCCGGCGCATCATGCAGGAGACCACGATGGGCGTGCTCAACCGCAAGGTTGACGCCGACATCATCGCGGCGCTCGAGACGGGCACCCAAGACACCGGCCCCGCACAGACGGCGACGCTCGGCCTCGTCATGTATGCCAAGGCCATCCTCGGCAACAACGCAGTGCCGATGGACGGCAACGTGTCAGCCCTGATCACGCCGGGCTTCGAGGCCTATCTGATGCAGGTCAAGGAGTTCGCCTCCGCCGACTACGTCAGCAACAAGCCCTTCGCGAACAGCCTGACGATGTTCCGCTGGGCCGGCATCAACTTCATCGTCCACCCGAACCTGACCGGCAAGGGCACGAACGCCGAGAAGTGCATCGTCTACCACAAGAGCGCCATCGGCCACGCGATCGACAGCAATACGATCGACACTGCCGCCGACTACAACAGCGAGCACTCCTACTCGTGGGCTCGTGCGTCGGCCTTCATGGGCTCCAAGCTCCTCCAGAACACGGGTGTCGTGATCATCAATCACGATGGCTCGGCGTTCGCCGCTCAGTAAGGGACCTGAACCATGGCTTACAGCACCTCCTCTCCCGCCCAGCTCATCGGCCAGGCCATCGCTGGCGTCCGCATCTGGTACCAGGAGTCGGCCGACGCGACCGCGGCTGCCGATACGTCGGGCTTCATCACAAACGGCGGCCAGCTCGGCATGAAGGTCAACGACATCGTGTACCACAAGGACAGCACGACCGACGCGACCGCGCTCACCATGCACAAGGTCGTCTCCGTCTCCTCGACCGCTCCCGGCGCCGTGGATCTCAGCGACGGCGTTGTGGTCGGCAGCGCGACGAACACCGACTAGCCCGGTCCGGGCTTGCGAGACCCCGTCGGCCGTCCGGTCGGCGGGTAACTGGGATGCCGCCGCCGCGTAGCGTATCGCGGCGGCATTTCCGCATCTAGGAGAGCATTTTGCCCGAAGCCGATACTGCCGTTTCACCGCCGCTCAGCCCGGCCGCCGCGTTCAAGGCCGGTCCAGTGCCGACGCCCGAGGTCGAGAACCCGGTCCGCGCCTTCATCCCGCCCCAGCGCGAAGCGTTCTACCGCCTGCTCCAGGGCCAGCTTCAGACCAGCGAGACCGCCCGCAATCACTACGTCGCCCGGCCCGAGGCCGCCGTCACGCGCGAGCAGATGCTGCGCCCGGCCTTCTGGTCGCATGTCGCCAAGATGCTGCGCGCTGGAGACCGGATCGACGCCCTGTCCGCGGATGCCTCGTGGTTCATGGAACTGGTCGTCCGCGCCTCCGACGGCGTCGAGGTGGCGATCGGCGAGCTGCGTTTCGTGGCGTTCGACGCCATCGCCCAGCGCAATCCCGACGACTATGAGATCGCCTACAAGGGCCCGGTTGTGAGGTGGCGCATTACCCGCAAGGCCGACGGCGTGATCGTGCAGGAGAACCTGCAGAGCAAGCTGGCAGCCGAGGCGTGGCTCGCGTCTCCGCTGATCGACAAGTAGCGCCGTGACGACGCGGCTGCTCCTCTACAATGCAGCCCTTCTCGAGTGCAAGGAGCGCAAGCTGGCCTCCTTGACCGAGGAGTGCGAGGCCCGCCGGGTCCTGGACGACGTCTGGGACGGCGGCTTCGTGAACGACGTGTTGAGCGAGGGCCAGTGGCGCTTTGCTTCCCGGTCGGTCGAGCTGACGCCGGAGGACGACGTCGAGACCCTGTTCGGCTATTCCAACGCCTTCGCGATCCCGAGCGATCATGTGCGGACGACCGCGCTGTGCGAGGATGAGCGCTTCCAGGTGCCCCTGCTGGGCTATCAGGTCGAGGCCGGCTACTGGTACGCCGACATTGATCCAATCTACCTGACCTACGTCAGCAACGACGCGGACTATGGCGGCGATCTGTCCAGGTGGCCGCCGCAGTTCCGCCGCTTCGCTGAACTCTATCTGGCCTATCGTATCCTGCCGCGCCTCACGGGCTCGAACGCAGATCGCGACACGATCAAGAAGGATCTGAAGCGGGAGCGCACCGAGGCCAAGTCCGTGGACTCCAGCGAGAGTCCGACGCGCTTTTCGCCTCAGGGCTCGTGGGTATCGGCCCGCTTGGGTAGCCGGTCGACCCTCGAAAGGGGCAGTCGTAGCCGACTGATCGGCTGACCGTGGCGAAGATTCTCCATCAGCTCCTCGCGCTCAACAGGGGTCTTGTGTCGCGCCTGGCGCTCGCCCGCGTCGATCTTAAGCGCATGGCGCTGTCGGCCGAGACCTACGTCAACTGGATGCCCCGCGCGATGGGCTCGATGATGCTGCGGCCGGGCCTGCAGTATATCGGATCGACGCGCAACGATGCAGCCTCGGTGCACCTGCCGTTCGTCCAATCCACCGATGATACCGCAGTCATCGAGCTGACCGATGGAATCATGCGGGTTCGCATCGACGACATCATCATCGCCCGCCCCGCCGTGACCAGCACACTCTATCGCTGGAACTCTGGCGGCTCGACTTGGGATGCCTCTTCGGACACCTCCAGCGGATTCGGTGATGCGACCGACGTCGGTTATTGGAAGGACAACGACGAGTCGGGCGGTGTGTCCGGGGCATCCTCGCCCACCGGCTATCTCTCCCTGCTGGGGAACGGAAACGCCTCTGCCATCCGTGATCGCAAGTTCAAGGTCGTGGAGACCGGCGTCGAGCACGCCCTGACCATCGTCATCAATCGCGGCAATGTCACCATGACCCTCGGATCGACCGAGGGCGGCGACGAATACCTGACGGCGCGCACGCTGCGGCCAGGCATCCATTCGATCGCCCTCACGCCGACGGGCGACTTCTTCCTGCGGCTCGCCAATGGCATGGACATCACCGCCTTGGTCGACAGCGTGACGCTGGGGCAGGCGGCCGGAGACATGGAAATCCCGACGCCATGGGCCGCCGCGAACCTCCAATACGTCCGCTACGAACAGTCGGGTGACGTGATCTTCGTGGCCTGCAAGGACGTCGCCCAGAAGCGCATCGAGCGGCAGGGCGCCAGCTCGCCGCGCTCGTGGTCTGTGGTCGACTATGCGCCGGATGACGGGCCGTTTCTCGACCTGAACACTGGCCCCAACCGTCTCAAGGGCTCGGCCCTGACCGGGGATATCACGCTGACCTCGGAGCGGCCGTTCTTCAAGTCGAGCAATGTCGGCTCTCTGTTCCGCCTGACCTCGGCCGGGCAGCAGGTGACGAAGCGGCTGCAGGCGCAGGACACCTTCTCCGACTACATCCGCGTCACCGGCATCGACACCGGCCGCGTAATAACCATTGAGATCACCGGCCCGACCTTCACCGCAACCACCACCGTGACCATGCAGCGGTCTGTGGGTGCCCCTGGCGACTGGACCGACGTGCTGTCGTGGACGGGAACGACGTCAGGTCCCTATAGCGACACGCTCGACAACCAGATCATTTACTACCGCATCGGCATCAAGACCGGGCAGTATACCGCATCCGACGACATCACGGCGACGCTCACCTTCTCGGCCGGATCGATCAGCGGCATCGTGCGGGCGACCGCCTTCCTCACGAGCACCACCATGAGCGCGTCGGTGCTGAGTGATCTTGGCAAGGCTGACCAGTACACGTCGGATTGGTCGGAGGGTGCGTGGTCATCCCGACGAGGCTGGCCGAGCGCGGTCTGCCTGTTCGATGGCCGGCTCTATTGGGCGGGCAAGGACAACATCTGGGGCTCAGGACCCGACCTGTTCGACAGCTTCGACGACACGGTGGAAGGCGACGCCCGGACGATCAAGAAGAGCCTGGGGTCCGGCCCGGTCGATTCGATCAACTGGCTGTTGCCGGTGCTGCATCTGCTGGTCGGCGCCCCGGGAGCGACAGAGGTTGCCAAGGCGTCGAGCTTCGACGAACCGCTGACCCAGACCAAGTTCGGCCTGAAGCCGGTTTCCAGCTCGGGGACGGCAGCCATTGCGGCGGTGCGGGTCGACAGTTCTGGCGTGTTCGTCTCGCGCAGCACCAGCCGCGTGATCGAGCTGTCCTACGACGGCGCCAGCTACACCTACGTCCCCCAGGACCTGACGGCGGTCATTCCCGATATCGGCCTGCCTGGCGGCTTCGTGCGGGTGGGCGTGCAGCGGTACCCCGATACACGGCTGCATTTCGTGCGGGCCGACGGCGTGGTCTGCGTCCTGCTGTTCGACAAGACCGAAAGCGTCTCCTGCTGGCTGCAGGTCACGACAGATGGCGAGGTCGAGGATGTGGTAGTCCTGCCCGGTACGCCGGGTACGCCGCGCGAGGATCGCGTCTACTACCAAGTCAAGCGGACCATCAACGGCTCGACCAAGCGCTATCTCGAGAAATGGGCACTGGAGAGCCAAGGGCAGGGCGCCGCAGACACGCGGCTGGTGGACTGCCATGTGGCGGGAACTGGCGCGGGCTCGGCCGTCGTGACGGGGCTCGACCATCTCGAGGGCGAGACCGTGAACCTTTGGGGCAATACCAAGGATCTCGGCAGCTACACCGTGGCCGGCGGGCAGATCACAGCGTCGGAGGCCCTGACTGGGCCCTATGCCGTTGGCCTCGACTACACAGCGCAATGGATGAGCGCCAAGCTGGCGGTTGCCTCGCAGAACGGCGCCCCGCTAACTCAGCACAAGATCGTCAAGAGCGTCGGCGTGATCCTGGCGGACACCCATGCACAGGGCCTCAAGGTCGGGCAGGACTTCGATCATCTCGACAACCTGCCGCTGATCGAGCAGGGCAAGCGTGTCGCCGACGATTACATCTGGACTGCCTACGACCAGCCGAGCTTCCCGGTCAATGGGACGTGGAGCCCTGATTCGCGTATCTGCCTGCAGGCTCAATCGCCGCGGCCCTGCACCGTCCTCGGCATCGTCATTGGAGTCGAAGGCCATGACAAAATCTGACGTGACCTTCACCGAGGCGACGCCGGAACTGGCCCGCGCCTACTACGGCAGCCCGCCACCCTACAGCTTCAAGGGCTATGTCGCTTTGCTCGACGGCAAGCCGATCGGCATTGGCGGAGTGTTCTTCAATGGCGGCCCTGTCGCCTTCTCTGAAATGAAGGAGGAGATGCGGCCCCGCACCAAGGACAAGGCCCGGGCGGTCCGCGTGCTCGAGCGGCTGATCAACACCTACAAGTGCCCGGTGGTGGCCGTGGCTGCGGAGCCGACATCGGTGCCCTTGCTGACCAAGCTCGGCTTTGAACTGACCGGCCACGAGGAGGCGCAGGGCCCGGTGATGGTCAAGCAGCCAGAGGTGAGCCATGCGGCTGATTAACCCCATCCCGTCACGGCCGGAGTTCATGCCGACGGACAATCCGATGTTCCCGGCGCCGGATATGTTCGTCGATCCCTTCGCCTGCGCCAGCCCCGGGACCTGCTTCGGGCCGGCCGCGCCGTTCATTGCGATTGGCGCCTCGGTTCTGAGCGCCGGAATGACGGTTCTCGGTTCCATTTCGGCCGCAAATGCCCAGCGCGCACAGGGCGACATTGCCATGCGCAATGCCCAACTCCGCCAGCAGCAAATGGAGGCCCAGGCTCGCGAGCAGGAGCAAGAAGCCTTGCAGCAGCGGGCTGCGGCGAACAATGCTGCGGCCGTCGGACAGCGCGAGGCCATCGAAGCGCGGCGCAAGGGCCAGATCATGGCCGGGCGGGCGCAGACGGTGATGGCGGCGGCGGGTGCGGGTGTAGACGACAGCATGACCGCGGGGCTTCTGTCCGAGGGCAAGTATGCCAGTGACGTCGCGCTCTACCAGGGCAGTGAGAAGGCCCGTGTGTTCCGCAATCAAGGCTTGGTCAACGATTTCAACGCGGCCAGCCTGCGGGCGACGGGGCAGGGAGGCGTCTGGTCGGCGGAGCAGACCAAGGGCGCTTTCGACACGGCGGCGGCCAACACTCTGACGACGGGCATCGGCAAGGCCGCTTTCGGTTTGGCGGCGCAGTATGGCGGCAACTTCGGCGGCAGCGGAAGCGATGTGAGTTTCGCCGATTACGGAGGGGGCAACTTCTCGGACTCTGCCGCCTACAAGAATGCGCCGGCATCATGGACCCGCGCCGGATTCGAGGACATCGCATGAGTTGCGCATCTTCCTCTCACATGGCAGTTTCCGCCCGCGGGGCAGGAGACGATTATGCGGCGGTTGCCGTTCATTGCCATGCTCTTCGTGGGTGCGTGCGCGCAGCCGCCCATGACCTTCCCCCTGCCGCCTGCCGAACCCCTCGACGCTCACGGCGTTCCGCCGACCTTTTCGGCCTGCGTGCGGGACAAGGTGCGGGTCTACACGCAGATCTACGACCTGTTCTACGAGTGCCAGCCGAGGCTGGTGTCCTACGTTGGGCATCTCCCGCTCACGCAGGAGGAGAAGGCAGCACGGCTCGAGGAGCTGGAAAAGAGGGGCATGGACCTGAGCCACGAGGTTGCGGTGGCAAGGCATGGCAGCCGGGCGCTACCGCAGATCGCTCCACCTCCAGCCCCACCTCCAGCACCCGCAGAGCCCGGTGCCTACGTGATCGAGCGTCAGCCCATGCCGCGGGGCGAGCTGCGCTTCTAGCGTACGGGGAGGTCGGCTGATGGCCGTCGTGATCCCCGACACCTACAACTACGACCGTCCGGTTCCCAAGGCGCCGGCCGATGTCACCGGCTACCGGGTGGGCGATGCCCCGGTCGTATCCGATGCCCCGGCGCGGGCGGCGGCCATCATGGCCCAGAACGATAAAGAACTGGCGGCCGACGCTGAGAAGTTCAGCGCCTCGCTCGACAAGACGATGGCGCAGGATGCGCTGAACCAGCTCCGGGCCAAGCGGTCGGACCTGACCGTTGGTGAGGATGGCTTCCTGAAGGTCCGGGGTGGCGATGTGCTGAAGCCCGGCCCCGACGGGCGGCCGATCTACCAGACTTTCCCGGAACGCCTGCAGACCCAGTACGACGAGATCGGCAACGGCCTGATGTCGCCTCGCGCCCGACGGATGTTTCAGGTTGCGGCAGCCTCCGAGATCACCGGCTTCAAGGCCGACGTTGCTCGGCACGGCTTGACCGAAACCGAGAAGTATCAGGGGGCCGTGTTCAAGGACACGCAGGCCACGCTGACCGACCGGGCGATCCAGAGCATGGACGACCCCGCGGCTTTCGCGGAGAACATCGCCCGCGTGCAAACGGCTGTCAGGACCAGAGCGGCGCAGCTCGGCATCCCTTCCGCGGCAATGGAGAAGGCGGCCGTCTCGGATGTCGTCCTGTTCGGCGTCCAGCAGAAGATCGCCACGGGCGATACCTCGGCCCTCGGCTTCTATGAGCAATACAAAGATCGACTGGACCCGAAGGACCGGCTGGCGGTCGACACCGCCATCAAGACCATGCGGATTGGCGTCGACGCTCAGTCGTGGGTGCAGAGCAATAGCGGGCCGGGCACCGGACCGTCTAGCGAGGTTGCAAAAGCTGGCGTCAAGATCAGCATGCAACATTGGGAGGCCGACGGCTACAGCCGCCCGGTCGCGGCGGGCATCACGGCAGGATTCCTGCGCGAGAGCCAGTTTGCGACGTCCGCGACCAACAAGGGCGACGGTCGCGACGGTTCCGACAGCATCAACATCGGCCAGTGGAACAGCTCGCGCGCCGCGGCCTTCAAGAACTTCGCCGCTCAGAATGGCCTCGACCCGAACGACGTGAAGACCGGCCTCGCTTATGCCAAGGCGGAGATCGACGGCGTCATCCCGTATTCGGTGTCTGGCCTCAGCCCGAACCTGAAGGTCAAGCTGCAGAACGCCAAGAGCGAGAAGGAAGCCGCGGACATCATGACCCGCGACTACTTCAAGCCGAAGTACACGGAGGGCGAGAGCGCCATCCGTCAGGGCTCGGCGTCCGCCATCCTGGCGCAGTATGGGCAGGCCGATAACCTCGGCGCGGCGGACTCCGCTATGAAGCTGACGCCGCAGGAGAAGGACCTATATCAGCGGCACCTCACCAATCTCAACGGCTCGGGCGGCGTCAACAACCCCGACGGCACGCGCTCCACTCTCTTTGCCACGACCGTCACCTTTGGTGACAAGACCTACATTCTGCCAACGGTCTATGACGGAAAGAAAGTATCGGTGGACGAAGCCATCGACCGCGCCAAGCAGCAAGGGCTCGACAAGTTTCCGTCGTACAGCTCGCCTGAGCAGGCGCAAGCTCGCTATGACCAACTCCATGTCTACATGGAGAAGGACACACAGTCGCGGCAGCAAGGCGGCCAGCAAGGAACGGGCGATCAGGCGCTCGATGCCGTGAATGCCGCGACCGGGACTGGCGGGCCAACCCCGACAAAGGCCCCGTCGCCCAACGCCGACGGCATCGTGGACGCCCGTCGCATGATGATCGATATTGAGCAGCGCAAGGCCGCCCTGGTCGCCAAGGCCAATGCCCAGTTCGGCAACAACCTGCCGATGCTCCAGCAGACCTTGCACCAGATCGAGGTGCAGTACACGCAGGGCAAGGCGAACGTACAGCTCTACAAGGACAAGCTATACGCCGACGTGCAGGACTGGATGAGCAAGGGCGGCCCCAATGGGGGGCCGGCTGTCACGGTGCCGCCGGCCAACATCTTCTCGCAACTGACGTGGGAGCAGCAGCAGTCCATCGAGCGGCAGGTCGAGCGCAACATCGCCGGCAAGAAGACGGTCACGAATCAGCAGGTGTGGTACAACATCCACCAGGGTCTGACGTCGACCGACGCGAACGTCCGCGATATGTGGGCCGCGGCCCCGCTATACCAGTACAAGGAGCACCTGTCGGATCAGGACTTCCAGGAGCTTGCGAAGATCCAGGGAGCGGTAAGGAAGGGCGAGAGCAAGGAAGTGACGTCGATCCAGACCGTCAACAGCATGGTCAACGACTCTCTGCTCAAGATGAACGTCGACCCGACGCCGAAGCCCAGCAGCAGCCCGACCAGCGACGCCGCCAAGGCCGCCGCCTTCCGCCGTGCCATTCAGGACAACCTGACAGCCTTCGAGACCGCGAAGGGACATAAGGCCACACCGGAAGAGGTGCAGAAGATCATCGACCAGCAGACCCGGCAGGTGGCTGGGACAGGCGGCTGGTTCTCCCCTGACAAGCGGCGCTATGAGATGAAGATACAGGACGTGCCGGAAGTGGAGCGCGCCAAGATCAGGGACGCCCTGACCCGCGCCGGGATGCCCGTGACGGACGACGCCATCATCGACCTGTTCTCGCGCAAGAACGCGAAGCCGTAATGGCCAACGAATATGATGCGTTGATCCCTCAGGCATCGCCCGAGGCGCAGGCCCAGAAGGTCATCAACGAATACGACGCCTTGGTGGTCGACTTCACCAAGGAGCGGTCGCAGCGCACCCGCGCCAGCATCCTGAGCGCACAGGACGCCAACCCGGAGCAGACCGCCAAGGCGATCACCCTCGCGAAGAAGACCGGCATTCCGGTCGACACTGTGGAGCGGGACGTCAAGGCGGTCGAAGGCCCTGCGGCGCTCAACGAGTACGACGCGCTGGTGCAGAAGAGCCCGGGCCTCGGCAAGTGGCTCGAGGAGCCGATCAACGCCCGCGTGGCGAAGGACGACTATGAAAGCCTTGGTCTGATCGAGAAGGGCTGGAACGAGATCAAGCGCAGCTTCTATGGGCAGCGCACGGGAGCACAGGCACTCGGGGCAACCATTGCCGGGCAGCGCCTGGCTGATCTGGCGGCGGCCAAGGCGAAGGCGGAGCGGGGCGAGTATCTAACGCCCATCGAGAAGTCGATGCTGGCACAGGCCCCGCAGGCCCGAGCCAATGCGGAGGCAGCAAGCACCGAGGCGATCGACAAGATCCTGTCAAACCGGGCCGCCGCCGATGCTCTGCCGATGCGTCCCGCCCTGCGGGAGATGAACGACGCCAAGACCTGGGGCGAGGCATGGTCGGCCTTCGCGAAGGACCCGCTGGGCATCATCTTCGATCTGTCGGTGCAGAACGTGCCGCAGCTTGCGACCACCACGGCGGCAACGGTGCTGGGAGGTCCGGCCGTCGGTGTGGGCGTGACGGGCGCGCAATCGTTCGGCATGGAGTTCGTGAGCGGCATCCTCGACAACATGCAGGAGCTGGGCGTCAACACCAGCGACCGTGAGGCTTTGCGCGCCGCCTTCGCCAATCCCGAGCTGATGGCGGAGGTCTATCGTCGGTCGACCATCAAGGCCTCCATCGTCGGCACGCTCGACGCGGCGACTATGGGAATCGCCAGCAAGACGATTGCCCCCAAGGCGGCCACGTCCGCCCTGACCAAGCAGGCCGTGAACATGCCCGCGCAGCTGGCTATCCAGATGGCAGGCGGCGCCGGCGGTGAGGCTTTGGGCTCCCTAGCGGCTGGGAACCAGGTCAAGCCGGGCGCGGTGTTGGCCGAGGCTGTGGCCGAATTGGGCAGCACGCCTGCCGAAGTGGCGGCGATGCGGAGCCACTTCAAGGCGCCCAAGACGGCGGTAAGCCCCGAGGTGCAGCAGGCCACGGCGCAGGCAGCGGGGCTGGATAAGCTCATAGAGACGGCGCAGGCATCCAAGCTCGCGACCCGCTCCCCGGAGAAACTGGCCGAGTTCCTGTCGACCGTGACCGGCCCCGATCAAAACGTGTTCATCCCGGCCGAGACGGTGCAGGCGTTCTTCCAGTCCAAGCCGTTGGAGGATGCGCAGCGGATGGCGGATGCACTGGGCCTGACCGAGCAGCTACCGGAGGCGCTGGCACGCGGCGGAGACGTCGTGATCCCTCTCGCGAAGTACGTCACCGAGGCGGGCAAGTCAGACCTGCACAAAGCATGGCGGGAAGACGTCCGCATGGAGGCCGACGGCTTCTCGATCCGTCAGGCGCAGGAGGATGCCAAGGTCAAGGAAGAGCGGCTGAGGCTGGCAGTCGATCGCTTCGAGAAGCAGCTCGAGGCGGGCATTGCCGAGGTCGACGCCGTTACCCGGGTCTATGAGGACATCCGCGACAAGCTGAAGACGCTGGGCCAGTTCACCAACGAAGCGGCGGAACAGCAGGCAGCCCTGTTTGCCGAGCGCTATCAGGCGCGGGCGCAACGTAACCCCGGCTCCTATCTCGACGCCTGGGACGCCTACGGCAAGGCGGGAACGGGCAAGGGGCTGGATATCCAGACGAGACTGTCGGAGAGGGTAGGGGCCTATCCCCCGGACGATCTGGACGTGCTGCTGAACAGCATCCGGTCGGGGAAGGTCGCGCCGACGAAGGGTGATGCGGACGCCAACGCGCAGTTCGCGAAGGACCGCGAGGAACTGTCGGCGGCTCTCAAGTCGATGGGCGTCGATACTGCGAAGCTGACCAACGCGCAAATCCGCAAGGCGATCAAGGACGCGGTCGAAAAGAAGGGCGCGGGGAACACCTACGAGCAGCCCGTCTATCACGGCTCGCCGCACATCTTCGACCGCTTCGACCTCTCCAAGATCGGAACGGGCGAGGGCGCGCAGGCTTTTGGGCACGGCCTGTATTTTGCGGGCAACAAGGCGGTGGCGGAATACTATCGCAACGCCCTGGCTAGGGGGCCGGCGCAATGGACAGTCGGCGGGAAGCCTGCGACCTACGAGGCCGCGCTTGAAGCGGTGCGACAGGCTCTCAAGCCGAACTGGGACGCCAACCGATTCGGGTCATTGGTTGCGAATGGTCGAATGCTGGCGACGATCATGGTCGCCATGGAGCGTTCCAGCATCAAGGAAATCCGTGACGCCTACAGGGATTTGCCCGCCGCGCTGCAAATGATCGACGCGATTGAGGAAACGGCGAAGGTGGAGAAGCCCGGCCGCCTCTACCACGTCGACATCCCGGACGACGGCGCGTATCTGCATTGGGATAAGCCGCTCAGCGAGCAGTCACCCGAGGTCAAGGCGGCCATCAAAAGCCTAGGTCTCGCGACAGAGTCTCCTGTGACAGGAGCGGAGCTCTACGGGCGGCTGGTGGATCGCTTTTACCGGAGTGCGTCAGACCCGCAGAAGGCGGCTTCCCTCGCCCTCCGCGAAGCCGGTATCCCCGGCATCCAGTACCTGGACCAAGCGTCTCGGCAGGAAGGCGAGGGCACCCACAACTACGTCCTGTTCGACGACTCGCTGGCACAGATCAAGACCTACGAGCAGGAAGCCCGCGGCCAGATCAGCTTCACCGACAACCGCGCCATCATCACGCTTTTCCAGTCGCGCGACCTATCGACCCTCATTCACGAGTCGGGCCATCTGTTCCTTGCCGAGCTGGAGTTCGATGCCAAGGCCCCCAACGCCCCCGAGCAGATCAAGAAGGACTGGCAGGCGGTCCTCGACTGGCTGGGTTCAAAGGATGGCTACATCACCCGCGACATGCACGAGCAGTTCGCGCGGGGCTTCGAGACCTATGCCATGGAGGGCAAGGCGCCATCGTCTGCGCTGGCCTCGGCCTTCCGCTCCTTCAAGCGCTGGCTGACCCAAATCTACAAGCGGCTGTCGTCGCTCAACGCCCCGATCACCCCGGAGATTCGGCAGGTATTCGACCGCCTGATCGCGACCGACGAGCAGATCGAGAACGCCCAGACCCGCCAAGGCCTCAACCCGATCTTCAAGGACGCCAAGTCGGCCGGCATGACCGAGGCGGAGTTCCGCGCCTACACCGCGCGGGCAAACGCCGTTGTCGATGAGGCCGAACAGAAGCTCCTGCAGAAGACCATGGAGACGATCCGCAAGCAGCGGACCAAGGAGTGGAAGGCCGACGAGGCCAAGGTCCGCGCGGAGGTGCGCGACGAGGTGATGGCCGATCCGGGCCAGCAAGCCCTCTCGCTGCTGAGCAAGGGCGCGCTCCCAACGGGCGAGACCCCGGAAGTCCTGAAGGGCATCAAGCTCTCCAAGGAGGACGTGGTCAACCTCTACGGCGACGAGTCGGTCCTGTCGATGATCCCGGCCGGCATCTATCGCGACCGCGCGTCCGGCCCCGGCACCATCTCCCCCGACGAACTGGCCCCCATGCTGGGGCTCGACAGCGGCAAGGAACTGATCGAGCGCCTGATGCAGTTGGAGGCCCAGAAGCGGGCCATGATGGCGAAGGGTGACAAGCGCTCGGTTGCCCAAGCCCGCATCGCGGAGGAGACAGCCCAGCGCATGAACGAGCGCCACGGCGACCCGCTCAACGACGGCACCATCGAGCAGGAAGCCATGGCCGCAGTCCATTCGGACAAGCAGGCCGCACTGATGGCGACCGAGTTGCGGGTGCTCGCGAACAAGGCCGGGCATACCGGCACCATCACCTGGGATGACATCAAGGGCTGGGCGGCCGACGCCATTGCCGACAAGCAGGTGAAGGACGGCATCCGCTTCGAGCAGTACGCTCGCGCCGAGCGCGACGCCGGCAACAGGGTCGAGCGGGCCCTGATCAAGGGCGACTTCGTGGCGGCTTTCAAGGCCAAGCAGGACCAGATGGTCAACCATGCGCTCTACATGGAGGCGCGCAAGGCGGCCGACGATGTCGACTCGGCCCGCAAGCTGATGGACCGATACGCCTCGGCCGAGACCATCAAGAGCATGGATCAAGAATACCTCGAGCAGATCCACGACCTGCTTGAGAAGTACGAGTTCAAGAACCGCTCCGGCAAGTTCCTGGAGGAGCGCAAGTCCTTCGAGGCGTGGGCCATCGAGCAGGAGGCCAAGGGCTTCGAGGTCATTCCGCCGCCACGGCTCGACAAGGGCCTGTTCTCGATCAACTACCGCGAGATGACGATCGACGAGCTCCGAGGCCTGACCGACACCGTGAAGCAGATTGCGCACCTGGGCCGGTGGAAGCGGGAGATGCTGGACGGCCAGAAGAAGCGCGAGTTCGAGGCAATCATCGCCGAGGCCGTGGCTACGGCCCAAGCCATCCCGCAGCGGGGTGTGGCGAACGTCCGCCGCGGCATGACCAACCTGCAGAACAAGCTGGGCGATGTCAGCACGCAACTCCGATCGATCGACGCGGCCCTGCTCAAGCTGGAGACAATCTTCGAGTGGCTCGACGGTGACAAGACCGGACGCGGGGTGTTCTCTCGCGTGATCTTCCGGCGCATGGCCGAGGCGCAGACGGTCGAGCGCGATCTCCAGCAGAAGCTGAACAAGCAACTGACGGCGATTCACGAGAAAGTGCCGTTGGAGCAGCGTAAGCGCTGGGGCGAGGTGCTGACACTGCCCGAACTTGGAACCAAACTGAACCGCAGCCAATTGCTCGCGGTGGCCCTGAACACGGGCAACGAGAGCAACTTCGATAAGCTGACGCGCGGCGAGAAGTGGGCGTCCGAGGCGGTCGAGGCCGTGCTGAACAAGCACCTCACGAAAGAGGAGTGGCAGTTCGTTCAGGATGCTTGGGACCTGATCAACTCCTTGTGGCCCGAGGTCGAGGCGATGGAGCGCCGCATCAATGGCGTCGCTCCGCCGAAGGTCGAGGCCCGCGAGGTTGGGACGCCGTTCGGCAAGCTGAAGGGCGGCTACTATCCAGCGGTCTACGATCCGTCAGCCTCGGTTGAAGCCGAGAAAATCGGTGCGATGAAGGCGGAGGGCTTGTTCGATCCGAACTACCGCAAGGCCACGACACGGGCGGGCTCGACTCGAAAGCGCACCGAAGCGGCCTATCCCATGCTGCTGAGCCTGCAAGTCATCGGCCAGCACCTCAACGAGGTCAGCCACGATATTGCTTTCCGCGAGGCGGTGATGGACGCCTACCGCTTCCTGACCGACAAGCGAATCAAGGAGGCGGTAAACGAGGCCATTGGCCCCGAGTACGCTCGGCAGTTCGATCCGTGGGTGAAGCACATCGCCAACGAATGGGCGATTGATCGCAAGGGAGTGGAGGGAGTCGAGAAGTTCGCCGGCATCCTCAGGACCAATACGACCGTCAACGGCATGGGCGCGCGTATCTCAACCATGCTTTCCCAGGTGGCTGGTTACTCGAACTCCATCCAACGGCTCGGCACGGTCGGGATGGCATCCGGCATGCGAGCCTTTTGGAAAAACCCAGCGGAGGCGGCGCGGTTCGTGCACGCCCGCTCGGGCGAGATGCGCCATCGCATGAACGATCTCGAGCGCGACGTTCGGGCGGCGCTGCAAAAGATCGAAGGCAAGAGCAATTTCAAGGCCGATGTGCAGCGCTTCGCCTTCCGGGGCATCGCCCTGTTCGACGCGGCAGTTTCCATCCCGACTTGGATCGGCGCCTACAACAAGGGCCTGAAAGAGGGGATGACCGATTCGGACGCGACCTATTACGCCGACAAGATGGTTCGGGACACCCAAGGCGCGGGCTCAGCCAAGGATCTGGCGGCGGTACAGCGCGGCGGCCCGCTGTTGAAGCTGTTCACGATGTTCTACAGCTATTTCAACGTCTTCTATAACCGGCAGCGCGGCGTGGTCCGAGACGCCCGCGAAGTTCGGTCGGTCGGGCAGGCCATGGATGTGCTGGCGCAGACGTTCTGGCTCATGGTCGTCCCCTCTCTACTCGCGCCGCTGCTGTCGGGCCAGGGGCCGGGTGAGGATGAAGACTGGGGTACGTGGGTCGCGCGTAACATCTTCTTCGGACTGTTCGCCGGCCTGCCGTGGGTGCGGGACGCCGCTAACACGGTGAGTAATCTGGTGGGCGGGAAGCCGGTATTCGGCGGCACGAAGCTATCGCCCGTGCAAAGCGTGTGGGACACCACTATCCACACCGGCAAGGACGTTGTGAAACTCGTGAGCGGGGATGACCCGTCGGAAACCGCCATCAAGTCGGCGTTCAATACAGCGGGCACGCTCGTCGGCCTGCCGCTCGGTCAGGTGGGCGCCACAAGCCAGTTCCTGTGGGATGCCTTGGTCACGGGCAGCCAGAACCCCGAGACCTTGAAAGAATGGCTGAGCGGGCTAGCCTACGGCCCGGAGCGGGGGAAGAGGTAGGGCAACCATGTTGATCGGCCTTGTGGCCGCGGTGCCGGCGTTCCTGGCGGGGCGCTGGAGCACACGTCATGTCTGGCGCCTGATCGCCTTTGCGATCGGCTGGGCGGCCGGCGTGGCGTCAGGGGTGGCCGTGGCCTTTGCCGTGACGGGCCTCGTCGACGCCGGGCCGGTCGGGCCCTACGCGATCGGGATCATTCGGGCTTCCATAGGCGCGTCGGTTGTAGGCGCTCTCTTTGGCGTCTGGAGGAAATAGAAGCCGCTTAGCGGCTCAAGCGGCATCCTGGCTTAAACTGCACCCAATCCCGCGTAGCTTTTTGGGAGAGGGTCTTTGGCTTCGACCGACCGTCGATTGGGCAGTTCTGGCAGTGCCGCGTTCAAGACGCCCTGTGTCGCCGCGACCACGGCCAATATCACACTCGAAGGCCTGCAGACCATCGACGGCATTGCGTTGGTGGCCGATGACCGTGTGCTGGTCAAGGACCAGACCGACGGCACCGAAAACGGCATCTATGTAGCGGATACGTCGACCTGGGAGAGGGCGGTCGATTTCGATGGGCCGCGCGACGTCGTCAAAGGCACCCTTGTCCTTGTAGCCGGCGGGAGCATCAACGGCTCCACGGTGTTCCAGCTTACCACGGCCAACCCGGTGATCGGCACGTCCAGCTTGACCTTCGCGGTGACGGGCACCCCGGCGCTGACGTATGCCTCCGCCTTCATCCAGACCCTGCTCGACGACACGACCGCTGCGATTGCCCGGACGACCTTGGGGGCCGTTGGCCTGACCGGCAACGAGTCCGTGGCGGGCAATAAGACCTTCACGGGCGCCAGCGACTTCACGGGCGGCACGATCACCGTGCCCACTGCCACGTCTGGAGACAACGACACCAGCGCGGCGAGCACGGCATTCGTGCAGGATGCCATCGGCAAGCTGCTCAATGTTGCCGACGCCACAGGCAGCCCGACCGCCGCGACTCGCGTCGTGCGGTACACTTCGATCAGCGCCGCGCGCTCGGTTAATCTCCCGGCGGCAAGCACGGTGCCTGCCGGCTTGCCGCTCGACATTATCGATGCCTCAGGCTCGGCCTCATCGACCAACGCCATCTCGATTGCGCCGAACGGCAGCGACACCATCGCCGGCTCCAACACAACTCAGGTCGCAATCAACATCCCCCGCGGTCGCTGTAGGCTAGTTTGCAACGGCTCCAACGGCTGGGACGTGCTCGAGTGGTCTGTCTTCTACACCAACACCTTGGCGGCTGATGTCGCGCTCAGCAACACGGCCAACTACTTCACCGGCCCAACCGTGGCGCAGGGCACCGTCGGCACATGGCACGCACATGGGACGGTCACGATTATTGCGACCAATCAGGACAGCAACATCGCCAAACTGTGGGACGGGACAACGGTCACAGCATCCGCGGTCCAGGTGAACATCGGCGCCAACAACTGCACGATCTCGCTTTCGGGGGTTATCAGCGCGCCCGCCGGAAACATCAGGATCAGCGTCCGCGACAGCAGCAACACAGCTGGGGCGGCGATGGCGTTCAATTCATCGGGAAATTCCAAGGACTGCACGCTCACCGTGCGCCGGATCGCTTAAGGAGTAGCGTGCCATGGCCCCGCCAAATCAAGGGTTTCGTTACACCAGCAGCCTGACCGCCGCCGCCACCGACAAGACCGGCGCGCTGTTCGCCGCCTGCGGCGCCTCTCGAGGCGGCGGCATCCAGCTCTCCGGCACTTGGGCGGGCACGGTGTCCTTCGAGCAGTCGATCGACAACGGCACCACTTGGATCGCCAAGACGGTCTATCCGGCAACGGGCGGCGCGGGCGTCACTTCGGCTACGGCCAATGGGCAATGGAAGTTCGCCTGCGGCGGTGAAACCCATGTGCGGGCTCGCTGCTCGGTCTACACCTCCGGCACCATCGTCGTGGATGCGACCTTCACGGCGGGCCTTGACGAAACGGTCAACGGCCTGGGCACGGCGGGCTCGCCCTCCGGCGGCGTGCAGTCGGTCCAGGGTCCGGGCAGCACGGCAACGCCTGTTCAGGTCGCCATTGGCCCGAACTACGAGACAGTCGCGGCGTCCCAGACTGATCAGGCGATGGGGGCGACAGGCGCGGCCGGTGATCGGCTCGATGGTGTGTTGATCGTCCCGGCCACGACCGCCGCGGGAGCCGTGTCCATCAAGGATGGCTCCGGCTCCTCGATCTCGATTTTCGCAGGCGGGGGTACAACCCCGCTGGTCACCCTGATTCCGTTTTATGTGCCGATCGGCGCGATCAGCGGTTCGGGCGCGTGGAAGATCACCACGGGCGCGAACGTCTCTGCCATCGGTTTCGGCAAGTTCACCTGATGATCTTCCCGCAATATAGGGGCGGCAATGCCGCTGCACTAGCCGGCTGGTCGCCGCTTGCTCTCGGCTCCTCCCTCCTCGCCTGGTGGGATGCCGAAAGGGCAGACTTGATCACGCAGTCGGGCGGGCTGGTATCCTCGTGGAAGGACATCGTTGGCGCCTACAACGCGACGCAGGCGGTCGGGTCATCGCAGCCCGCCTACAGCGCCACCAGTTTCAACAACCGCCCCGGCATCACCTTCGATGGCGTTGACGATGACGTGTCCGTGGCCTCAATCACCACGCTGCCCACTGGCACGAACGCGGGTGAGATCTGGGTCCTGACCGACCAGACGGCGCTTGCGGCGAACACTACGACGCGATTTGCCGTTGCTTATTCAGGCGGCGCGACGACGGACACCCGTACTATCGAACGCGCGGTCGTGACCGGCACCAACCGCGCGCAAGGCCGCGTCGGCAACGGTTCTAGTTCCGTCTCGTCGCAGAACGCATCCGTCGACTTTAGCGGGCGACATGTAATTCGCCACATCATCAGCGCGTCGGCCACCCAGATCGACGCGGATGCGATCGCGGGAAGCGGCAGCGCCGTCACCCCGGCAACCCTCTGCACGCAGCTTTCGATTGGACGCAGCTCTGCCGGGTTAACGAACTACTGGCAGGGTGTGCACAACTCCGTGCTGTTCACCACTTCGCTTTCCGCCGGGCAGGCGACTCTGCTCTACGCCTTTCTCAACGCGAGGAAATAGCCCATGGCAAATCGTCAGCTTGTGTTTCCTACGGGTCAGGCATCCGCCCGCGACGCCTACGCCGATTGGGCGGACGCCCAGTGGAAGATCATCACCAACAACCCTGCGGGGATCTGGACCTACCGGAGGAACGATGGCCTCGGGCAGCCGTACTGCGCCTACCTGGGGCCGCCGGCCGAGTATCCGGTCGGCACGCCGCTCGCAGAGCCCGAAGGTGG